ATTCCGTTGTCGCAAAGTTGTTGCCCAGATCCACCAGCGTAGCGCCCAGATTGCCGAACCGGCTCTGGTCCATGTTCGTGATGTTGGCAAACTTCGCCAGTGTGGAGGCCGCCTCGTTGGCCACGATATCCGTGGAGTTGCCAAGGTCTATCATGGTGCGGGCGAAGTCCACCAGATAGTCGTTGCGGATGCCCAGCTGGCCTGCGGTGGCCATGACCTCGTTGATCTCGCCTGTGGACGTGGCGATCTGCGTGGACATGGTTTTGGAGGCTTCGGCCAGCGCGTCAAACTCCGCCTCGGTGGCGTCCACGGTCTTGCGAACGCTGGTGAAGGTGGACTCAAAGTCCAGCGACGCCTTGACGGCGGTCGTGCCCAGGGCAATGATTGGCGTGGTGACGGCGGTGGACAGCGTGCGGCCCGCGGTGGTCATGCCCTTGCCGATTGCGTCGCACTTCCTGCCGAAGTCCTCCAGTGATTTGCCCGCCGCCGTCCAGGCGGACTTCGCGGTGGCGAGCAGCTGATTGGTCTGTTCGATCTCCACCCGCGTGGCCGCCACGGCGGTTTTGGCCCGGTTCAGCGCGGCTTCCGCGTCGATGACCGCGTCGTTGGCCTGGCGGATTTTTTCCGGGTCGTTGGCCTGCTGCGCAGCTTTTAGCTGTTCCTTTGCGCCCTGCAGGGCTGCTTCGTACTGCGTGAGGCTCCGGCGCTGCAAATCGAGCTTTTCGGTGAGCAGCGTCTGTTTGGCCGCAAGCCCCGCGACGCTGGTATCCAGCTCTTTGATGCCCACGGAGGCGAGCTTGAAGCGGCTCTCGGCCAGGGCGATCTGCTTGCCGAAGGTGGTGATGGCAGCGCGGCTCTCGTCGATGGCCTGTCCCGCCGCGTCCCAATTCGTCTGTGCCAGACGCAGGGATTGATTGCATTTGTCGATTTCCGCCAGCGTATTCCTGACGGCTGCGCGGGCGTTGTTCAGGTTCGTGCCGGCTGTACTCACCGCGTCGGCGGCGTTCTGCGCGCTCTTTTGCAGCGCCGTGTTCTGTCCGGCGAGCTTCCTGACCTCCTGCACGGAGGCGCGATATTCGGTCTTGAGCGCGTCCAGATTGGCCCGGGCGGCGATGGTGGCGGAGTCGTTGTCGCCCAGCGTTGCAGAAAATACGCGCACCTGCTGCGCGGCGGCGGCCACCTGCGCCTTAAGCGCCTCCTGGGCGGCTCTTGCGTCCGTGAGACGCTGAGCATAATCCGTCTGGCGCGAATAGCACTCCTGGAGCTTGCTGTTGGCGGCGGCGAGCGCGCGTTCGTACTGCGTGACGGCCTGCTGCTGGAGCGACATACGGCGCTGCAGAGTGCTCAGCTGTGTGGACAGTCCGGTGGTTGTGCGCTCAAAGCCCTCCACGCCTGCGGCGGCGAGACGGAATTTGCTCTCCGCTTCGGCGATCTGTTTGTTGACCGATTTGATGTTCCGCGTGAAGTTGTCCGTCTGCAGCGACAGCGATACCACAAGGTCGCGGAGGGTTTCGCTCATTTCTCTCACCTGCCAATCGCATAAAAATAAGCGGCATATTTTCTGCCGCTAAGTTTGGGGTTGAATTTGTCGGAAAATTCGGGTATAATAAAATCGGAAAGGAGCTGATCCCATGCCAAGCATCGTCCCCATCTCCGACCTCAAAAACTACAGCGAAGTGCTGCGTTCCTGCGATCAGGGAGCCACCGTGTACCTGACCAAGAATGGGCGCGGAAAATACGTCGTTCAGAGCCTTGCTGAATATGAAAAGCTACAGGCGACCGTCAACCTTCTGGCAGAACTGTCCAAGGGCGTCGAATCCTACCACAGAGAGGGCGGTTTGACCGTCGATGAGGCGTTTGCCGGACTGGAGGGTTGACATGGCCCGTGTGATCGTCTCCAAAGAAGCACGCAGCGACCTCGTCTCCATAAGGGATTACATCCGCGATGAGCTTTTAAGCCCTGACGCGGCGCAGAGAATCCTTGCCGAACTCAAAAAGAGCATCTCTTCATTGGCACACTATCCCGGCCGCGGCAAGCCGCTGGATGCGCTGATCGCGGTACATACCGAGTATCGGTACCTGATCTGCGAGCATTACTGCGTCTTCTATCTCTGCATGGAGGAGGAAGTACTTGTCGTCCGTGTTCTACACCAGCGACAGGACAGTTTCCGGGCATTGTTCCTGCCCGAATGAATTTCACGGCTTCAACCCCGGCCACACCTCGTCGATATAGCGTCGGCGGGGGTTCTTTGTGAAAGGATCCGTCTGAAACAACACCACGAAGCTGTGGAGGGTTTCGCTCATTTCTTTCACCTGCCTTTTCCAGAATTTTCGTTTGCTTTTTTCACGCGATTTGCGTATAATAAAAGTAGGGAATTCCTACTTCCCTACTTTTGAGATGGAGGTATGCCGAATGCCCGAATCTGCAGCATTGGTCAATGACGCAAAGGTCATGGCAAAAGGCCAGATTACTATTCCGAAAAATATCCGAGCAGCCCTTGGCGTGTCCACGGGAGATCGTGTGACCTTTATCGTGGAAAATGGCTCCGTTCGGGTTGTCAACTCAGTGATTTACGCTATGCAGAAGTTTCAGGAGCAAATGAAGGGCGAAGCGGAAAAGGCCGGGTTCGCTTCTGAAGCGGATGTCGCCGCATGGATTGCAGAAATCCGTCGCAATGCAGGCGCAGAAGTATAACCTTCTTTCTCCCCTTTTACTCGGTTATGCTTGCATCTCCGGGCACCTTCGGGTATACTGCCCTCAAGGAGCACACACCGGAAGGAGGTAAAAGTATGCAAGGAGCAACGAAATCCCAGGCTTATTTAAGCAGCAATGGAAACTATACCAGTTTCACCAGTGGAAAGCACGTCATCCGTTTTCGAACGCCCGCCTCACTGGAACGATATACCTCCGTCAAGGAATGGGATCACGGTTATCTGGTTGTCATGGCGAAGTATAAGAATTCCTCTTGCGAGGAGGAAGAATATATCGATCTCGTTCCCATACTGAAAAATCTGTATTTTGACGTAGACAGCTTTTTAGCGCCAATTGAGGGAGTGAGCATTCGATATGACCAGTAAACTTCAAGCCATTGCTGATAACGCCGATGTGATCGTCAACGGATATGCCTTTACCAAATCGGACGACCACGTTTCCGTGCTGAACCTCAACAAACCCGACAGAGCCGCTGTTTTGCGTTCTTCCGGCGAAGTGCTTGAAACCAGCATGGATGACATTGAGCTTGCCATCGTAACCGAATATCTGCAGCGCAATCTGAAGTATATGGAGGCGTAGTATGCCGAAATATTACGATTTCAAAGTGTGTGGATACTACCTATACTTCACATCGCACTGCATAATCGAATGTATGCACGTTCATGCGAGCGACCGTCGGCTGACCGAAGCAGGCTCTGCAAAGCTGTTTGTGCGCAGCGACGGCAACACCGTACTGCAAAGCCGGGGAATACTGAATGATCGTGAATTGCGCGTCATCCAGCAGTTCATTAAAGAGAACTATCGCGAAATGTACCTCAAGTGGGCCAGCTTGAGCGGTGAAGGCTTTTATGGCGACAACTGACCCAACATTGAAATTTCCAGCCAACCATCTGATGCGGTTTCTCAGCACACATTGATATTACGGCTTCAACCCCGGCCACACCTCGTCGATATAGCGTCGGCGAGGCTCTTTCTTTTTCTGCTCCTGTCGTGCGTTCCAGGCGCGGATCCTGAGAAAGCCCGGCAGATCCATCCGGTCGATCTCATCCATGCGCCAGCCGCCTTCCAGGAGACTGTTGTAGGTGGAATAGATGAAATCGGGCAGCGTCAGGCGGTCGCCGTCGGGGGCTCCGTCTTCGCTGCCTTCGTAGGGAATTCGTCGAGAATCTCCGTGGTCTGCGTCTGCACCGCCATGAGCGCCAGCGCGATGTCGTGCATGAGCCGGTCCACCGGGTAATGGTCCAGCACGTCGTCCGGCGTAAACTGATTGCCGAACAGGATGCAGAACCAGCGGATCATCACGTCCATGGCCTCGCCGATGGACAGCTCTTTGGCATCCTCCGGTGTCTCGCCCTTGAGGGCGGCGTTTGACAGCGCGACGATGCGGCTGTACATCTTCGCCGCGGGCTCCATCTCCCGCAGCGCGCGGCCCGTGATGAAGTCCACGGTGTATTTCTTATCGTTCAGGGTACAGGTGATCATCTGTTTTTGCTCCTCTCCTTGTCACAGCATGAAGCCCTCTTTTAGCGCGTCCTGACGCATTTTCTCCCGTTCCTCATCCTCCTTGCGTACCATGTCGAGAACATGCTGCGGCGTCCCCTCGCGAAAGGTGTCCGTCTCAAAGTCAAACCATTTCAGGTATTCGGGATCCGACATATACCTGGGCGCTGCCATGGACATCAGCGTAACCTCCTCATGATTTCATCCAGTTCCTTCATCAATTCTACCGCCATACGGCGCGGCGTGCTTGAACGCATGCCTTCGGCAAAGGCTTCCGCAAACCATTCCGCCGTATTGCTTGCCCCGTAGCGGGACACTTCTTTGCTGATCCGATCCCGCGTGGGCGCGATGTTCAATTTGTCAGCCACCTTCTTTTGCAGCATGGCTGAGTTTTGATGCCAATCCCGGTAAAATGACCTGCCGCCCACATCCAGCTTCTGTGAGATAAAGCCGTCGATGGCATGTCCGATCTCGTGGGTGATAATGGCCTGCCAATCCGTACCGGCCGGATGCCAGTTTGAGCGAATATCCGAGGCGTACTGACGGGCCAACGCCTGCGCGTTGCGATACATGGTATCGCTGACGCGTATCTGTCCGGTCTGAAGATTGCAGTCCGCATACACGCCATTGCCCAGATCAAACGATTTGACGCCGCTGAATGCTCCGATCAGCTGTGGATATCGGTCAAAAACCTGTTGATACGCCGCCGCGATCTCCCGCGCGGCTACGACGTCCACGCCGTCCAGATTCACGAGAGCATAGGGCCGAAACCAGTGCTGGCGCCTGATCCAATCGCTCACCTGGGCGGTCGTCGCCAGGCTGCTCAGGCCGCCACCTGTTCTGCGATGGCTGCTTCCGCCTCGTCCGCCCATAGCTTACCTCTTTTTGCGCGCATGAGCAAGCGCGGCGTAATAAGCGGGATGATGCTCCAGATTCCCCTTGCAGTTCTCCGGCATGTCGCCGAAGAAGAGGATTTTCTCCGGCTTCAGCCGCCGGAGCATCTCGCTGTAGCCCAGCTGAAACAGCTGTCTGGCGTTTGGATTCTTCTGTGTGCCCACGGAAGACACCGCCACCGTGCCGCCTGCCGGCTCGCCGTCGAAGCACCAGTCAAACGACGATTCGTCGCTCCAGCAGATCGAGGGAATGACCGTCATGCCCATGCGCTGCCAGTACGCGCCCAGCAGGTGCTTGCGCCAGTGGTTGTAGAGCTGCACCGCCACAGGATAGTCGGTAAACAGGCTGAAATCGGGCGTCATGACCGCGCGGAAGTCCATAAGCATCTGCGCGTAACGGGCAGGATCTTTCCAGACGCGCTCAAAGAGATAGTCGTCGATGAAAAAATGCACGCCGTGTCGGGCGCGCATGGAGTCGGTCTTTGCACAGTTGAACGGAATAAAGGAAAGCGTCCCGTCAAGCGTTGCCGGCGCAAGGCGCGGGATGCCGTAGGGGCCGTCCGTTTCATAGCCGCCAAGCTGCAGGTTGTGCCCGTTTCGTTTCAGGGCCTCCAGCGCCATCGGTTTCACCTCCCATCAGACAGAAACACACCGCCGCCGGCTGTGAACCGGCAAGCGGTGTGCTCCCATACAGGTTCGGTTGGTCACGCTCCGGACTCTTCCTCCGTGAAGGCCGGCTCGTAGACGGACTCCAGAAAGGTCGCGGCCTTCGTAGCGTCGAAGCCGTTTTGGCCTTCATCGGCCACGGCCTGATAGCGCCCGTCATGGGTGCGCTTGATGGCCGTCCACTCCACTTCGCCGGTCTGGCGCGTGACGCTGGTGCCTTCCTTGGTGGCGTAGGTCTCTGTGACCGGCTTGGCGCGCACCTTAAACAGCCAGACATAGCGGAACGTACCGTCCGACTTTTCCGACTTGAATCCCACGGCAAAGTAGGGCGGCCGGTCGGACGCCGTGCGCACCAGCACGCCGTTGTCGTCGATGGCGTTGCCGAAGATCATCTCCTGGATGGTCAGCGGGATGTCGGCCATTTTGGTTTTGAAGGACAATTCCGGGTCAGGGTACAGCACCGAAAACTCGACGTCATCGGCGTGCTGGACATCAGGATCAGCGTTCTCCGGCGTGATGGACGCCTCGATTGCGCCCGCCATGAGCTGCAGCGTCCCATAGGTATGTGTGGTCTCGCTGTCCTCCATCAGCGGTGCGATGACCACGTTTTTAAGACCCACGGTCGAGGCGACCTGCGGGGATGCGGTAGGGCTTGCCATAGGCTGTTCTCCTCCAATCGTTACAGTCGGTCGATGGCGTCCCGCAGCCCGTCGCGGATGATCTCGTAGGCTTCATCCACGCGGGTGTCATAGGCGGGACGGATATAGGGATGCGCGGGCGCGGGAGCTGGGCCGCCGTGGCCGTACTCCACGAACGCCGGGTAGTAGTCTTCGTGATTCCAGTCCTTGCGGTGAACGCCGATGGTGATGTGCCGGCCGCGCTTTTTGCTGCGCCGGACACTGCCAACTTTCAGCGCGTCGTGCAGATCGCCCGAACGCCTGCGTGGATCCTTCGTGGCGTTGGCTTTCATCTGCTGATGGATGGGCTGGGCCGCGGCTTCCAGAATGCGTTTGGCCACGGGCGCGCCCGAGCCGTCCGCGTCCATGCGGCTGGCCATGCCCGCGATGTCGGTCATGAGGCTGTCAAAGCCGTCCATTTCAAGGGGCATTCGGTTTCACCTCCGTGCGCAGGCACCATGTCCACTGCACCGTGTACTGCGTAGTGGCAGTGTCGTAGGCGGGCTGATTGTAGCCCTTGTCCGACTCCTCCACCATGAAAAAGCCCGCGCCGTACATGGCGGCGCGGATGCGATTGGCCGTTTCCGTGGGGTCGATGTCGCTCCACAGGTTCAGGTACACGAAGGTGCGGTAGGAGGTGACCATATCGTCCTGATGCGATGCCTCTGTGGTGGTCGTGGAGTACACGGCATACTGGACAGGCGGGTTCTGGTTTGCGGAAGTCGCACGCCATACGCCCGCCATGACCGGGATGCCGATGCCCTTGAGGGCTTCCTGCACCTGCTTCACTTAGCCGCTCACCCCCTTGGAGAGCGACGCCTTCAGGCCCAGGTAAGTGCGCTTGAAGGAATACTCGCCGAGGGTCGAGATGTCCCACTTTTCATTCCGAAAGCGCACCCACATGCCGGGCTTGATGTCGCTTCGGTAGCGGATGGTGAAGTTAAGGACCTGCTCGGTGTTCATCACGTCAGCGGCGCGGTAGTGCTGGTTGCCCGCATCCACCACGCTGGCCCATGTCCTGCAGACCACGACGTCGTTCGGCTCGGGGTAGCCGTTTTCGTTGATGGTGTTTTCGGTATAGCCGATCTCCACAAGGTGGCGAAGATCGCCGGGATGCGGGTCGGATTCAAAGTTTTTGTAGCCGCGCAAAGATCTCCACCTCCTTATGAGAGAGGGACATTGCATCGTAAGATGGCCAAATCAGAACATCTTCTCGGGGTCGCGGTAGGGGTAGAGCAGGTTCTCAAACGCGATGCGCATCGTACCGTAGGTCGTGCGGTCGGGGACGTCGCGGTTCTCGTAATAGAAGCCGACGAAGAGCAGGACTGCCAGCCGGACAGGCTCAGGCGCGTCGTCCCCGAACGACACGCGGCAGTAGTCCTCTGCCGCCGCCTGCGCCTGCCGGATCAGGCTCTCCATATACACGTCCTCCTCGTCCTGGTCGATACGCAGATGGGTCTTCACCTCATCCACGGAGACGAGCATTGCGCCTCACCTCACTCGTCCGGTGCGCTTGCCATGACGCCCGCTTCGCGCAGGGCGCTCAGAAGGCGGTTGAAATCCTCCCGGAGCGCGGCCACTGTGCCCGCCTCGCTGTCGGCGATATAAGGCAAAGTACATCCTTCGCCACGGGGCAAATCGAACAAGCCCTCTGCGCCTTCTACGGTCGCGCCGGGCAGGAACGTGAGCTTGCCGCCCACGACCCATTCGCTGCCGCCGTGCGCGTGATAGTTTCTTGCTGTGTGCTCCATACCGGATCACCCTCCTTACGCGCTCTTCATGGCCAGGCACTTGACGCCCTCCGTCTGCACCAGCCGGCCATCCACGCGCTGCGTCACGCGGAAGCCCACCTGCCCGGTAGCCGCGTACAGCTCGTTCAGCCGCTGCATGGAGCGGCCCTCGCGGTCGGCGATCCAGTAGCTGGACAGGTCGCCGAAGAGGATCGGCTTTGCATCCGCGGCGATGACCGGCATGTGCGTGGAGGTCACCAGCCGGTAGCCCAACAGCCTGTCCGGCTCACCCTCCTTCATGCCCGGCTGCCAGAGGTACTGCGAGTTTCCGTCCTTGAGCTTACGGATGGCCTTGATGGTCGAGTCGTGCATCAGGAACACCGCGCGCTTGCGGTAGGGGCTCTTGAGGGAATAGATGAGGTCAAGCAGCTCGTCCGAAGTGAGCGCCGTGGCGCTGGCCGCGGTTACGCCGGTCGTCGCGCCGTTGGTGGTATGCAGCAGGCCGTAGGGCTTGCCGGAGCCGTCGCCGCTGATGAACGCCGCTTCCTCGGCGTCGCCCACGCGGCGGGCGAACTCGGTGGCGATGTAGCTCTCGATGTCGAACACGCTGTCCTGCAGAAGCTCGTCGGACACCTTGATCATGGACGCGATCTTATGCGCCCCGATGGTGATCTGTCCGAAGGCGTCGTCGGACTCGGGGATCGTGCCTTCCTCCTCGACCCAGCTGGCCGTGCCATGGGAGGCCACCAGCGGGATCTTGCGGTCGCCGGAAGAGGTGCGAATGATCTTGCACAGCGTGCGCAGCTTGTTTTCCTCCTGCAGCGCGTCCACCAGCGTGCGCTCGTACTCGTCGGGGACGAGATAACCGCCCTCGCTGTCGGTGCCGATCTGCAGCGCGTTCTGCACGGAAAAATGGCCGCCGCGGTTGCGCATGGCGGTCCAGAAGGCCGTCCTGTACTCGTCGGAGCCGCGGCCCGTCCGCTGGTTGGGGCGAGCCTCCGGGCGGGAGGCCAGCGGGGAAGCGGTGGGCGCGTTCATCTCGCGCTCCAGCTGGGCGGCGCGCTCCTCTCGCTCGATGGCGTGGCCGAGATCGACCACTTCCTGCTCCATGCGCTCATACTGCGACGTGTCCTCGGCGGAGAGCATGCCGTTCTCGTCCTGATGCTCGGTCAGGAAGGCTTTCGCCCTGTCCCAGATCTCTCCGCGCTTTTTGCGCATCTCATGGATGTTGTTCATACAGCTTTCCTCCTTGTCATCGTTTGGTCGGTGTGATCAGCGCCAGCCGCTTTTGCAGCTGGGCTACGGGAACGCCGGGCGGAGTTGCGGGCTGTGCCTCCGTGGGAGCTTCCCGCTCCGGCTCGGCCTGTTGGGGTTCGAGGCTTTGTGGTTCGGCCTGTTGTGCGGCAATCACAGGGGCTACCTCGGCCTCCGCATCCTGCTGCTTGTCGGCATTTCGGATGCGCTTCGGTCTGCTGCGCTCCATCCACGCGGCGACCTTGACCTTGGCTTCGGCGAGGCTCGTCTCATGACAAAAGGCAGCGTTGATGATGCCGCTGCCCATGTCCACGATGCCGTCAATGAAGCCGTCCTGAAGCGCCGCGCCCGCGTCCATCCACGTCGTGTCGCGCATCATGGCGCCGACCTCGTCCCGCGCCTTTCGGCAGCGCCTTGAGTAGACGTTGAGGATGCTCTCTTTGCACGCCCTGAGCAGGCGGATGGCCTCCTCCAGATCCCGCTCGTTGCCCCAGGCCATGACGCTGGGGTCGTGGATCATCCACAGGGAGCCGGGCGTCATCTCCAGCCGGTCGGCAGCCGTGGCCAGCACCGTGGCCGCCGAAGCCGCCGTGCCGGATACAATGATGTGGACGTTGCCGGGATAGGCGCGCAAATCGTCGAACATCCGCACCGCCGCGTTGCAGGAGCCGCCGTAGCTGTTGAGGATGATGCGCAGATCGTCCTGCGCGCCCTCTCCCGGCGGGTAGAGCATCTCATGCAGCGATTCGGGCGTGATCTCGTCGCCGAACCATTCCGCGTCGTCGATGTAGCCGTTCAAATGGATCTCTCTCAATCGCGTCCCTCCTGTTCCTCCGCCCACACGATGCCGGCGAGCACAAAAAAGACACACGGTACAGCCACGCTGTTGCCGTATGCCTTGTACTCCGCTGCGTCCGTGCGCGGATCTTTGAGCCATTTGACGATCCTGCTGCGTGATGGCCCGACATTCTTGCCGTAGGCCCTGTACCAATCCTCGAACACCTCAAACCACCTGGCAATTTCCTGCTCCGTCGGTTCGTCTGTACCCAGATTTTCCGTCCAGCCGTCCGGGAATCCCTGCAGGCGGCAGCATTCGAGCGGCGTGAGGCGGCGCACGATGTACATACTGTCTACTTCCGCGACGGCGGACGGCCCTTCCGCGACCAGCGTCGGGGCCATCTCTTCGCTGACGTTCATGCGGTATTGCGCGTTCTCGCCAGAATTGAAACAGGCCCGGTCGAGCGCGTAGGCGGGCATACTTACCGCGACAGGATCCTTGTGGTCCCGCGCCATGAGCGACGCGGCCTTCTCCTGATCGACCTGTGTGTTCATCATGGGACGGAATGTATAGGCAGGTTCGCACACCGCGATTCCGCCCTGATTGCAGCAGGGGTTTCCGCCGCCCTGGTCGAGCGTCCGGCTGGTTTCCGCTTCATAGATACCGGCACGCGGATTGTCCGACAGCATGGCGTGGCTCTGGTCGGAACAGATGCCATACGCGACGGGCGCGAACAATGTCTGGTCGTTGTTGCATCCGAGCGTGGCGGACAGTTCTCGCTGAATAAGCGCGCCCTTGCCGCCGCCCTCGCACCCGGAGCGGATCTTGAGCGTCAACGGCGTTTGATTGCCGCCTGTTCCCATTCGTGAGCAGAGCGTCTGACAAATACCATCCCTGTTGATACGGATTCGACCGTCCGTAGGGTTGAAGCCTATGGCGACGCCCGGAGGTTTTCCTCCCCGCAGCGTGGGCGCGCGTTCTTCGCCGTACCCGTCGCTTCGGCTTGCGCTGCTCTGGCCTGTACAGAAGCCGCCGGTGCTTCGCCCTGCGCAGCCTGCCGCTCCAACGCCTCCCGCAGTACCTGCGGCAGCTCCTTGCCTCGCTTCGCCGCGCGGCGGAGTATACCCCGACACGCCTTCGGACTCAAAGAGTACCTGTCCGGCGCGTTGTCCTGCAAGATCGAGGACAGCAAATACACGTTTTCGTCTTTGTGCGACGCCCCAACCCTGCGCCGCGTCGAGCACTCGCCAGGCGAGAGAATAACCGTCGCCCATGATCTCTCCTGCCGGCAGCCATTTATGGTTCTCCGGCAGAGGAACATTTGCTTCGGGGTCTTTGACGCGGAGGAGGCTTTCAAGGACCTGCCGGAAATCCTCCCCATTGTGAGAGGACAGGGCGCCCGGCACATTCTCCCACACAGCCCATTTCGGGTATTGTCCATTGGTCGCATCCCTCATTTCCTGTATGATCCTCACGGCCTGATAAAACAGGCCGGAGCGCGTGCCTTCAAGGCCGCCGCGTTTCCCGGCAATGGAGAGATCCTGGCACGGCGAGCCAAACGTGACCACGTCCACGGGCTCCAGCCCCGCGCCGGACAGGCGATGGATATCGCCGTAATGCTTCATGCCGGGCAGCCTCTTCTCCGTTACCCGTATGGGGAACGGCTCGATCTCCGACGCCCACACGGGCTTCATACCCGCATAGACGCCGGCCAGCGGGAAACCGCCGATGCCGTCAAAGAGACTGCCCAGTGTCATTTGTTTCGCCGTTTTCACCATCCTCCTTTTCCGCCGGCGCAGGTTCTTCCTCTGCCGCCTCCGCATCGCTTTGCTGCGCCAGTCCCATAAGCACGCCAAGCCCGGCAAGGCTGATGGGGATCATGTTGCCGTTGACCAGATACGCGTCCCCGCCTTCCTCCTCGGAGATGGGGTTCAGGTTCTCCAGCGCGCGGATGTCGTTGGCGCTCATCCAGCCGTTCTGGCGGGCGATGGCATAGCCCTCCATACGGCTTTTGTAGTCGCCACGCATCAGACCGTCGATGTTGAACTGTGCATAGAAGCGGCCCTTCTCGTTTTCCGGGATCAGGGCGCGGTTGACCGCCTGTTCGATGCGCACCAGCCACGGGCGGATGGTATGGACCGCAAAGGAAATGTTCTGCGATTCGATGTTGGAAAACGTCGCGCGCTCCAGATCGCCGATCATGTGCGGCGGCACGCGGAAGATGCGGCAGATCTCCGTCACCTGAAACTTCCGCGTTTCCAAGAATTGCGCCTCGTTGTTGGGAATCGACAGGGGCGTAAACGTCATGTAGAGTAGGAAGAAACCGCCTTACAGCATTACTGCTGTAGGTTTGCTTCAACCCCTCCCAGAACCGGACTTACACCTCTCGATGTATCCGGCTCGCCATCTGAATTACTGACGATTAGTAATAGCTCTGTCAGGCGTATGGACTTTTACATGGCATTCTTCGCATAGGATCAGCGTTTTGCGGCGACGCGCTATCATTGCTTTTTCCCATTGTTCTTTACCTTTCAAGTCTTTTAGCCTTCGAATGTGATGAATCTCGAATCTTCCCTCGGACTTTCCGCACAGTTCACAGCGTTTGGCTTTCAAACGTGCTTCCAGCGAGTTAACATTCGTATAGTGAATATGACCAGGGAGATAAAGCTCGTCACCATCTTTGCCAAATGCAGGTTCCTTCTTCATGTCCGAAAACTTGATGATCATCATACGATGCACACCTGCTTTCGTTTCATATGGAATTCCCCAGCTTTTGCCACTGTGGTACTTCTGCTTGATGTGTGAGATGCGGGTTTTATGTTTCATGGCAAGGGTTTTCAGGCAACTGTACTCCATGAGGTACACGAAATACGTCAGTTTAGCAAAGTTACTTGCTAAGCCATAGTAATTACATATTCCCCTTGTCTGGGCATTATAGATGTCCAGAATCTCCAAATCACTTAGTCCCGACATTGCTCCTCTGGCACAGGATTCAAGATTTCCGTGTTCATCAATTCGTGCAATCCCCTTGGTCAACAGGAAGGGTTCTATCTTTTCTTTCAGAGGAACCAGTAATTCTACCGAATTATTCAGCGTCCTCTGGATCGTTCCGTTTGCTTTCTTTTTGCTTTCATCATTACGACGAACGCAAATATCGTAGCCAAGGAACCGGGCACACTCGGAACTGTGCGTGATCTTTGTCTTTTCATCACTCAGTTCCAATTTAAGTGTACCTGCCAGAAAATCTCTTAATTCTTCCTTGATGCGTATACAATCCTCTTTGCTACCTTTTACGCCGATAAGAAAATCATCCGCGTATCGGACATAGCTTATTTTCTTGTCGGTGCAGTCAGTATATGGCAGTTTTCTTCGGGCAACCTTGGTGCGGTGGATGTCCTTCAGGATTTTCTGCCTTTCTTCCTCCGTCTGTGCTTCTTGCAGCTGAATCTCCTTCCTTTTCAGTACGGAGTTGGCAGCTGAATAGGCGGCACTATAGGCTCTGTCATGTCCTTTGGCAAACGCCTTCTGCATTGCTTCAACTTTCATGTCCAACTCATGCAGATAGATATTGGCAAGTATTGGCGAAAGAATGCCACCCTGCGGCGTGCCGCTGTATGTAGCGTTCAGTCTCCAATCCTCCATATATCCAGCCTTCAAGAATTTGCCAATTAGGTTGACAAATTTGCTATCTTTGATTTTTTTCGACAGAATCAGCAAAAGAGTCTGATGGTCGATATTATCAAAGCAGCCCTTGATATCTCCTTCTACGAACCATTTTGCTCCTCTAAAAGCTCGGTTCACCTGCTTCAAAGCCGTATGACAGCTCCGGTTCGGACGAAAACCGTGCGAGTTGTAGCTGAAAATTGGTTCGTATATGGATTGAAGAATTTGCCTTATTGCGTCTTGCACCAATTTATCA